AGTAAAATCTTAAAATCTATGCAAATAAAACTGATTTTTTGAAATTTAAAAGCCCTTTAAAATCACTTTAAAGGGCTTTTACTACTTAAAATTTAAACACCATATTATCTTCATACTTTCCTGAGTAACTTGTTGAAGTATTTACAACAATACGCTCATAATTCTGAAATGTTTGCCAGTTATCCCATTTATCTTCAATCATTGCATCTACATAACGCACAAACTCGCTTTTAGTCGAACTGAAGAACACAAAAGGCGGTCTGGTTAAATGGATTAACCGTAAGAAATCCACTAAATCAAAATAGGTAGCTTGTTTGTAACTTGCCTGATGCGTGCAGAGATACGGTGGATCTAACACAAACAGCGCTTTCAGGTTGTTTTGATATTTAGGCAATAATGTGTGGAAACTTTCGCTGACCACTTCAATGCCGTCCAAATAGCCGTCTGCACTGGGATAATCCGACCGGCGAATACAATGCCAAAAATCTTCTTTAAACAGCTTGTCCAGCGTTGCCACCTGTTGCCCGCTAAAACAAAGCCACGAGCATAGAATATGCTCATTGATGTAACCGTCAAAGTTTTTGATTACATCAATAATTTGCGATTTTACATCGTTTGGCACTTTCTTTGATTTAGGGTATTCCGCTAATAATGGGTAAATTGCTTGGCGTAAGCGGTTGATGTCGTCAATGTGTTTTAGTCGTTCTGCGTAACCGTCAAAGTCGTTGTAAATTACAGTCGCCTTTGGTTTTAGACGTTTAGCCGCGTGACTGAGTAAACCGCTGCCGCCGAACGCATCCACAATCGTCCAACCTTCGCCGTCGCAGGGGATACGCTCAAGCAGGCGTTCAAAATGTTTTAAAAACATTCGTTTCTGCCCAATAAATGGGAGTGGAGCTTGTTTAAAAATAGGTTGATTTGCCATAGTTTATCCTTTTTCTATGGCGTTCAGGTATTCAAGATACTCAGACACTCAAATCAATTAAAATTTATTTATCTGTTTACAGCGCAAGCATTTAATTTCTAATTGCTGAACTTGCTTTGCTCTTGCTAATAATTTATTGCAATATTTGCAACGGATTTCCTTTAAAATTTGCATATAACATTTTCTCATTCTAATTGGTTTTGTTACAATTTGCTCGCCTAGCTAGGTAGGCGGCATATGGCTATATGCAAGCGTGTTTTGCGTAGCTGGCATTATCCGTGTTGCTGCACGAATAATGTCGCCGTCTTTAGTTTAGGCTTATTACATATTCACTCCTTAAAATCATTCATCATTTCAAGTCAAGACAACGTTTATTCATTTATTTTTTATTTTAACCTGCCACAATATCTAATTCATTTTCAATAATTTGATGGTTTTCATCTTTATGAAACGAGCCATCTGCATTATGCCAATGCACCGCAGGCAATTCTTCCCCCGTTTGTTCAACAACCAATAACTTACCGAATGGGCTTTGATAAACCACTTCAGCAAGGTTGCCGTTGCGTAGTGTTACTGTACCTTTTGTAGCCTCATAGCTACGTTGTTTAAGTAAGTAACCTTCTAACTCCAATAATGCCGCCAACTGATTAGGACTAAACCGCCAACCATTTTCATTGCCGAAAATAGCGTTAAAGCACCATTCCGAGCAGAAATATTTACTGCGTTTTTGCTTGATGCCAAATACCACGCCAAGCGCACCAATAAAGTCATATTTTTTACCTAAAGTGCGGTTGAAATAGGCTTTAATTTGGTTTTCTGACACGTCATTAAGCGGAATGAGTGTCCACGTTTTAGCATCGCTCACGTCAATCCGTTTTACACGTACGCCACCTTCGCGTGGTGAACTGGAATAACAGTCATAAACCGTATCGCAGTCGTAACGGTCGGTAAAATTAATCTGTTTTTCTACGGCAATTTCGCAGTGAGAAAACTCGCCACGCGTAAATACACGCACCACAAAATCCGTCAATTTATCCAACAAATCACCACCATGACCTTTATACAAAGCCAGAAAAATTCTATTTTTCATCGTTCACCCCTTGCCAAAAGCCGGAAAAATCATAATCTTCTGGATTTTCTTCTTGCATCATCAGTGCAATGTGCATGGCACCGTTTTCATAACACTTCTCTTTATGGTTTTTGACGGCGTTCCATAAAATCTTAAACTCATCAAATGTGATTGATTTAAAGCTGTAATCTGAGAAGATCAACGTGTATTCGTTGTCTTTTCCGTTTAAGTCAAAATCGGCTTTCATTTGAACGTAATTCGATAGTGCGATTTCATCTGTATCGACTTTCTTTCCAAATTCAGGAATAAAAACCCCACCACTTAGGATTTCATTGCGTTTTGCAATGATTTTCTCACGCACGACTTCTTGCATTGTACGCTTGAAGTTTGCTTTTTCCACTTCGTCGAAAATCCATTTTATCCCGTTCCATTTATGAAATGACGTTGGTGCTTTTCCGCTACATTTTAAAACTCCATTTTCAGACCAAACTTCGCCACCACCTGTGATTGACTCTGATATGCTGTTAATTTCATCTTGATTTTTGACTAAATACCAGTTCTCACCTAAGACAACATCACCATTTTCTGCGATCTCAACATCATCAAAAACTTTTAAGTTAATATTGAATTTTTTTACCATGAACCACCTCCCATAATTTGAATATTTATTCCTACTTTCGCTCTGGCTGGTGCAAATACTTTAATTTGTGTTTGGCTTATCATTGTTGCACCATAGCTATACTTAGCTCCACCGTCATCTGAAACATTAATGATGGAATCCATTGTTATCGCTTCTGGAAGGTTTAAGATGATTTCCCCATTACGTGGAACTGTATTAGAAAATTTCATTTGAATAAGTTTCCAACCCGCTCTACGCACAACTTCTAGCCTTAATACTTTTGCTCCGACATAATGAGATGGATATATGGATTCAGTAATTAACTTGTCTGCTTTTAACCAAGACATTACCGCGTCTGGATTGTCACAAAACCGTGTGTAATTATCTGTTGAGTTGTTAATTCGGAACGCAATCGCACCTTGAATTCGACTCTCATTCTGATAAGTATTGCGAAAACATCGCGCATTTAAATCACCAGCACCGTCCGTTTTGACATAAGAATTGGCACCGCCAGAGCTGGAGAACTCTGTATCAAGTACGGTTGTTCCTGTTTTTTTGGGGAACATCACTTTATAAACAACGCTATCTTTAATTGCACCAACAACTGCCGCGAAGTAATTACCTGTGCTTGGCGCCGACTCCCATCTAACTTCTTGGTTTGCTGTGTTAAATGTACGAACTGATGAGTACTCTCCGTTTTTAATGATTAAATGACCACTCATCGTATCGCCTGATTTGGAAACGCGACCATTGGCATTGTTATTTGCAGTATTTGCTTGGTTGAGTGCTGTAGTACCTCGGTCGTAGGCAGACTTAACACCAGCCACGCTGGCTGGGACAGTATTGCTTGAATTGTTTACCGCGGCTGATAAATTACGTTCAGTCAAAAATGACGTCCAATCAGACCAGTTTACGCCATCATCGTTGCATCTAACTTTAATATCGCTTTCAGTATAGAAAATCATCTGTACTTTCTGATTTCCTACATCGAATTGCCACGCTTGCGCGTCAAATGCGCCTTGATTGTAATGTGGATGATTTTTAGTCGTTTCGGTGATAGCAAAGAACAACGTACCATTAGGCACGGTGTTCATATCGCCGTACCATTTATTTGTTGTTAGAATCGGATTGACGCTGTCCGCTTTAGTGTTTGCCTTGTTTAATGCTTCCACGCCTTTATCATAAGCGGTTTTAGCAGCAAAACTTGTTGCCACCGTATCCGAACTGTTGCTATTTACTGCATTTGATTTCTTACTGTTCGGAATGTAGTTCGCAAAAGAGCGGGTATTGCTGTCAATGAACCCTTTTAGAATTTTAATAACCTTAGCGGTTGCGCCTAAAGACTCACTATCACTATCATAACCTGAGTAAAGTGGACGTTCTTTCCCGATAATTACCTTAATCGCATCATAAATTTGAGTTTGTTTGGCTGGATCAGCTGTTAATTCTGCCTTGGCTAACAAATAGCGGATTTCAATGCCAAAATCACGCATATGTTCTTGGACGTTATTTAACCACGTATCATTAACACGCGTTCCTTGAGTGCCTGTTGAAGGATTGCCGTTATGAAATAAGCCATCTTCGCTATCAATTTTAGGTAATAAATCTCTCATATTCGTCTCGCTATGCTGTTGGATAGGCAAAATAACAGTAGGTATGCGCTGGTTTTAAATCTCTGAAAAATTCTTCTACTATAGGATCGCCGAATTCCACTAAATAATCGCCGGCAAAAGAAGAGCCGGCACGAAAGTACACGATATTACTGTCCGCATTTAATATGCTGACGCGCCACATAAATATTAAGTTTTCTGTCGGCTCATTTCTGAATTGAACGATATCGCCAGGATCAGGTAACTCATTTTTCAATGGGGAAAATTCAGTAATTTTAATTTGATAACCAATCCCTTCGGCAAGGCGGATAAAATAAGGAATAGAAAGCCCACCGACAGCGTTCAATTGAATAATGACTCGCTTCACGCGTTCGCTATAAGATTTAGTTAAATCTGTTTTTAATCCACACAATCGCTCCCAATCTGCAAGCATCGTGCTGCTTGTCTCGGGCTCAATGACATTAAGGGTTTCAATCGCTTTCTCTTGCAGTCTGTCAAATGCATTACCATCCACTTCACATTGAATTAAGAAGTTTTCTCCATTAACTTGATAAGCAACTGGCGGATATAACTGAGCGATAATGGATTTATGTTCGAATCGCATATTTACTCCAACAAACTGACATCAACTTGTCCTAAGCGGAACCACTCAATTTTGCTAGAGATATCCGCAATTTTATTAGCCGTTGGTTGTGTAATTTCTCGGTCAACCACCCCGATTAAATCACTCACAATGGCTTCGCATTGTGACAAAATTAAGTTATCAGCCGGACTCAATGTATTAAAATGTGTAGCCAATGCGGTTTTAATTTGAGATGTCATTTCACTTAAAGAGACATTATTCAACTTGACTTTAATATTAAAATCCACTCGCGTCACATCAGGCTTAACTACTTTACTTTCTTTTGCTGTCACCGGACGAACTTCATCAATATAAGCCTGACAACGCTGCACCGTCTCATCATTCGGCACGTCATTATTAGCGGTTATAGCAATATCGACCGTACCCAACCCACGGCGTAATGGATAAACATAAGCAGCATCTACACCGTCCACCTCTAACGCCCAGTTCTTATAATCGTATCGATTACCGCCTGCGGCAGGACGACGAATTTTTTCTAACAAACGCGCTAGTAAAGCCGCATCAGTTTCGATATCTGTACCGCCTATAACATCACTTAATGTTAATTCTGTTTGCACACCTTTAGACGTACTCATAAAATTAGCCGTCACTTGGTGAGTATTTGACGCGGTACCTGCTGTTAAAGCACGAACGGCAACTGTGGCAACACCTTCGGAGTTAATATCCGTACTTCCCGTCGTCACATAAAATAATCCCGTTGTACTTTTTATCTGCAACCCCGCACTAACAGTACTATTAGCTAATCCTTTGATGTGAGCATATCCAATGGCATGAGTCGCATTCTTACGTCTTAACCCACGTAATGCTGCATGTTTTTCTAAATACTCCGTATCCGCACTGTCAGGAAAGAATTGTTTAATAATCCATTTCTGGTGCGCATAAAGTCCTTCCGCAGCGGCAGCTAATGCGGATGCGCGAGCATAATTATCACTGTCAACACTAATATCCGCATCACTATCAAGACTTTGATAATCGCGTAAAATTGCGCGGCGAATATCATCAAAACTTGGCACCTTAAACAAAACTTAACTCCCTTTTAAACCGGTTTTACCGGGTGTTTGAATGCAAAACTTTGTCCCCGATTATCGGTCACTGAAATATGTAAAATAAGACTTCCATTTTGAGGTCGCTCTACATCAATTGAAATTTCACGCGCGCGCCCATCATCAAGCAAAGGTTGTAATGCTTCTTCTGCATATTGCTGCGCCAACATACTTATGCGTGAAATATCTTTTTCCCGTTGTAATGTATGGAGCAGAGAGCCTACACGCCCATTTGCCCACCAAGCACCTAACGGGGTTGTTAATCTGATGTACACGGCATTCTGCAATGTACTAATTTGCTCACTTGTGTAGTCGCCTGTGAGCGGGCTGATCTCTCTGTCCATGCTGACAGAATACTGGAAAGAAAAAAAAGAAAAGGGGCAATGCCATTCAGCATAGCCCCACAGTTAGAAATGAGAGAGATAATTACAAAGATGATGATGTTAATGCACCATCACCTTGTTCTCGGTGAGTATGGTTAGTAAAGATTTATCCCCGGCAGAAACATCCCCTTTAGCTTTCACATCCCCTTTAGCTTTCACATCTCCTTTGGTATTCATATCACCGTCAGCGTTAATTGAACCGGAAGCTTTGATTTCTGGTGTCAGGAAACTCACTTTAGTATTAGCCTTAACATTAAATTCTTCGCAATTCACTTCAATGATTTTCCCTTGTTTTAAGACAATGGATGCGCCTGATTGATTATAAACAGCTACTTCGCCGCCTTTAAGATTTTTAATTCTAAACTCACCATTTTCTGTGGCGATTACCACTCCATGCGATGTGGCGCCACCGATAGGAATAATAACAGCCTGCGTGTTGGCTGGCGGTACGGAAGTAAATCCGAACTGCTGCATAAACTCAAGATCAGAAATGATCTCACCCGAAAGACCTGACACTTGCGTTTTCTGAATATCATCCTTAGAATTCATTAAATTCAACGTTCCACGAAAGGCTTGTCGAATACCTTGAGCAATATTCTGTGCCGCTTGGCTAATTTGTTGGCTTAATCTTCGCATATCAATCCTTACTGGTGTCCGCTAAAATTTTTGTTTTTTTCTCTTTTTTCTTCTTATTCTTGCGCCCTTTTTTGCCTTTACGCTTACGGGCTTGCTCGGATTTTTCCACATAAGCATCAGGCGTCCAAACACCGTCTTCTTTAAAACGAAGTTCTGTCTGTGTACCACCACTTCGAGAAAGTGTAAATCGTCGTCCCATTAAGAAGAAAATGGCATCAATATCGTATTCTTCACAAATCACGTGCACGCGTTGACCAACTGACCACAACACACCACTCTCAGTCTTATGATCTGACACGATAATCCGCAAATCAAAACTGTCCAGCTGACTATCGGATATATGTTTTTTAGCCCATTTTTTAAGTGCGGTTAAATCTTCCACATCAGGAACGACTACTGTTTTAGGCTTATATACTGGCACGTTCGGATCTGTGTAAACCCATTTCAAATCGTTCTTATTACTATCACCCGAACGTCCATGTCTCTGCGCAAGAAATGTGATTTCACTAAAACGCTGTGATACATCAAAAGTTAGTTCAGCTTGAATAAAATTGTTCTTCACACCATTTTTCATGCAGCACAACGTTGCAACGGGTTCACTCGAATAATCAGCGCCCCCGACAATCAACACGCCGTTTGGCTCAAACCAACAATGTAAACCGGCTGAATTAGCACATTTCATAATGGCATTCCATGCCGTTTCACCAACATCAATATCTACACGATCTAAAATAGGATTACTTTCTGCCTTGAGTTGCACTTTATTAATTCCTAGTGGAGCAACGATTTTCTTAACGGCATCTAATACAGTTAGACCTTTCACATTCAACTGTGGGGCAGAGCAATCAACTAAAATTGATGCCCGATCTCGACCATTAACAACAAAGGTGCGAGTAGTCTTATTAATACTATGACGTGTTGTATCAATAATACCTGTCATAATTGTCTCGCCATTAATTTTTATTACCGCCTCTTTACCTGATAAATCTTCAAATACGGTATGATTAGACGGTAGTCCAATTTCAAAGCTAAAGGCATCTGCCGGGATAAGGAAATCACTATCCACGTCATAACTTTTCCATTTATTGTGTTGTGCGCCATCAATTTCTAACACAACATCGTTGAAGAAAGGCGCATTCTCATTAGATTGCATAACTATTTAACACCGTTCCTTTCTAAATAAAATTCGGATAACGAATATGCGCATTTAACCGTAACAATTCGTTGGAACGCGTATAATCACCGTACAACCAATGCGCTTGTTGCTGCATTGTGCCTGTTTTTTCCACAATTCTTACAATCAAAGGCGGTTTTTGGTTAATAGCTGCAATTGATAATCTTGTAACAGCATGAGCCACATCTCTCAAACTCTCGCTTAATACCTGCGCATTCATGTAACTGTTATTCATTGGTGCATTCAAATAGGTAGATTCATCTTGTTTCTGTAACGCTCTCACTGTGTTCAAAGCATCAAGCAATAATAACCGCGTTTTTGTACAAAGATATTCCACTTCTGATGGCAGAATATCATCTGCCACTTCTTCAATTAATTGGGTCGCGATTTTAGCTACCACGCCAGCACAAGCCACGCGCAATACGCACTCTAATAGCACCGCATCACTTTTAAGTACGCCCAATGAGTAAGATTGTATCGTTGCACTTCCACTGTTCTTCAGACGTGCAGCAACTTGAGCGGCAGTTGGTGCTTTTTCTACACCTTTAACAAGGTTTCGCGGATAATTTATCACGATATCTACTGCATCAAGTACGGCATCGAAACGAGAACGGATGTTAAATACATCATCGGAACTCACCGGATTCTCGTCATCGTCATCGGAATCAATGATAAAGCTATTATCTCTCCCTTGGAGCAAACGCTGAGAAATTGTACTGCTGGTATGATTAGATTGACGAGAAATCTGTGATAATTCAGTTAAGCCATTATTCAAAATCAGCACTAAGTCTTCTACCGCATGGTTTGACTGTTTGGATAACGTGCTGGCGGTTACGCCAGACATCAACGTATAAGAGTTTTTATCTGCACCAAATAAATCGCGTATGCTTTCATAGACGCTGTAGATAATTTGCCACATTCCAATGACACGCGAACCTGAACTAAGTCCGGCTGTGATGGCTTCCATTGTCACACTATAATAGTCCATCGCTTTATCCAAATACGAATTCACCTTAGAAAATGCACTATCCACAGCTGTTAATACAGAGTTTTCAAACACAAATATCGGTTGCATTTCAGATGCTTCTTTAAATTGCAACTCAAGTGTCGCATAATTGACATCGTCCGCATTGTGGTTGAAGTTTGCAAAGACACAAAGCATTTGGGGCATGCGTCCACGAATAGGATGCACCAATACTGCTGGTTTATTGCTTTCTAAGGCTTTAAGAAGTGCTTTAAACTGACTAAAATAACCATCACCAAAAAACACGGCAGATAAACGCACGGTTTGCGGATTGAGCCCCATACTCTCAAGATCCGCACCATTAACAAAAGGATAGGTATGTTCAATAACTGCGCGCTCTAGCTGGTCATCAATACTCACCACATCAAACATCACACCGTTATAACTTGCCTGCTGAATCGGCATCGTCCAGCCTTGAAATAAACTCATTAGACACCTCGCTTAAAGTTCTGATACTGCTGCTCTGAGACTTGTTCAGCAACAACTCGACCTTCCAATTCTACGGTAATCTTATTCTGCAATGTCGTGGTCTGTGCCTGAATAGCAGATAAGAGTCCTGCTGAAATCGACTTTCCGAGCGACTGAATATCTGCCGTCAAAGTGGTTTGGAAGGTGTTCATTTGTTGTTCTTGACTTTGTGTTAACGGCGTGAAATCAATATTAGCAAGACTACCATCCCCCGCAGAAACCGCATTGCCTTTTAGTACCGAACTTTTACCTAGGTTAGGATTGTTTAACCCGGCATAAAACTTGTTCTGCACAACTTGCCAGTCTGCCTTACCATCTAACACAGTCTTGGCATAAGCACGTTCTTCATCATTTGCCACCCAGGAACCAACGCCATTTAAGATGTTATTAGCTTTAATCTTTTGACGAGCTTCAAACTTACTGCGTTGTTCGCTAACACTTGCTTGTTGTTCAGGTGTTAACTCATGCCAATTCCGATTGAATGATGTTAGCATCTTGGCTTTTTCATCATCGCTCGAAAACCAACTATTAAGCTTTTTAAAATCGAGCTTAAATTTATTCTGCTTAAATTGTGCTGTTAAACGTTTCACTTCATCAGGATTAGAACCGAACTTCTCAATATCCAACAAATACTTATCATCCGCCCAACCGTTAGAAACAGCTTTAGACGCAATCTCATAACGCTCTTTATCGCTTAACTTAGTATTATCCCAATGATACTCACGCATACGGCGTTCATCTGCATTTTCACTACTGGTTAGCATTGTCGCAGCACCTGCAACGCCAAGCGCACGACTGCCCACATTCAACAGTTTGCCCCATTTACCGCCAGCAGCAACACGCCCATTTCCGCCAACCGTGGTTGCCACATCAATCGCCCCACCAACCGCATTTCCGCCTTTTCCTAAATTCAATAAGGCAAGAGAACCGGCGGCAGCAAATGCAGCTGTGCCTAAAATCTTAATACTATCTACTGCACCAACCATTGCCTGTGAAAGTGCTGGATATTGCTCACCATATTCCGTCATCTTCTGAGCAAGATCGGCTGTCCAATTTGTTACACTATTAAAATTCTCAACCTGCGTCATTTCATACTTATTTCCTGCGCTCTGAAACTTAACCGCCGCTTGTTCACTAATAAATAACGCATCACGGTCAGTTTCTCCTTTGGCATTTATATAAGCTTCTTCTACATTTTGCCCTGTTTGACGTTGTGAGCGGATACCGAACAACCCCAACCAAGCTTGTTGATCAGCCACCAACTCACCTACGCGAGAACCTTGTACATAATTTGCAACAGATTCTAAAGCTGAATTTCTCTCTCCTTGGCTTTGAGCTTTATCTACTAGTTGCTTAAGTTTCTGATATTCTTTATCTCCAACTAGAATATCATCCACCACAGACAAGAATGCATCCACGGTATCCTGTCCTTTGTTCATATAACTCATCATAGATTTTTTTAAATCTACACCGTCATAATGCTTACCGTCTTTGCCAGTGTATTCAATTTTCTTGGCTCGGTTAAGGGTATCTTGTGAATTAACTTTCGACAAAAAATTCATTGTATTTGTTGCTGTTTCTGAGCTACCACCAGAAACGTTATAAATTTGTTGCAACATCTTGAACATTTTCTTTGCGCCATCCATACCCTCAAGACCAGCGCCCTTTGCTTTTGCAAATAAACTCGGAGCATATTGCGCCATATCACGCAACTCAAAACCACCTGCCTTACCTGCCACATTGGCATAATCTAAGAAGTCTTGAATTTCATTTTCTTTTAAACCATATCCCAAACCAGCATTAACTAGATTAGCAATATCTGTTGTGCTAGAACCTGTTGCCATTGCATTTTTTTGAATACTTGGCAATAAATTAAGTGCAGTATCTACACTTACCTTTCCTTGAGATACAAGTGAACCCAAAGCTTCCATTGCAGTTTCTTTTGAACCACCATATTTCACAGTCGCATCTTTAATAACATTATGAATATTATCCATTCCCGCTTTTTTACCTGCATTATCCCGATCTGCATAAGCAGTATTGGACAGATAAGCCAAAGCAAGATTGTAATCAGCCGTATTTTTAATAGGACGCGCCGCCAATGTTGCTCCAACGCTAACACCAGCCGCTACCCCCGTTGCTACTCGACCATATCCCATCATTTTTGACCCAAAACTTGGCGCAGGCATTTTCCCCATTTCCGCATTTAACTGCGCAATTTGCTGTCTTGATGCCGCATAAGCACGGTTAAGCTCTGTAGCAGATGCACGACCGCTACGTGCAAGGCGATTATAAGCGGCTTCTGTGCGTTGGATTTCACGTTGAATCTGATGTTCTGAGCGAATTCCCAAGGTTTGGCGCGTTTGCGCTAAACGCCGTGCATAGTTTTCTGCTTTACCTGATAAAGCACTTTGCAGCACGTCTGTCTGACGCGCAGCGTCTTGCTGTTCTTTTGCACCACGTTTTGCGGCATCAGTTGCACGCTTTGCCCCTTTTTCTACTTCATCGGCCACTTTCTTTAGACCCGCACTAGCCTGATCTTTTAAAGTAACCGCCATTTTCAAGTTCATATCTGCCATAGTTCTTCACTCAAAATTGTTTTAAATACCATTTAAAACCTATAAAAAAAAGGGCATAACGCCCTTTTAATTTGCCTGTTGTTCTGTTTTTTTTCTTCGCGTAAAGACGTAATGCGTTGTCTCAACATCCATATTGTTTTGAGTGCTGCGCCCACCCAATGCAAGTAAACCGCTATCCATCCACGCATTAAGCTCTGCATGACACATCATTTCAATACGATCATAAGTAAAACCGAATTTACTTAAGAAAATAACCGCACTTCGCAAGTTTCGCTCAAGTTCAAAAACACTAAATTGCTGTTTTAACTTTTCTCGCTTAGGTTTAGGCGTTCCCCAGCGGCGATACGCTTTTTTCTCAACTCACCAATAGCGGCTGTTAGGATGTCGTAGTCAGTTGGATTGAGATGATCAAGAAGAAATTCAGGATTCATTTTTTCTTTATCCATCCCTACAAATTCGACTTGTTGTGCCAAATACGCCATATCGACGAGCATCTGCACAGATTGATTACTGGTTTCAGTATCTAATCCGAGCTCTGCAATCTGCTCAACTGCACGCACTTCCCCCCCTAAAGTGAGCAACTGTACTTTAAAATCATAAAAAGTACGGTCACCGATTGAGATACCGAACAGTAAACGCCCCTCCATTATTCAACCACCTTATCGCAAGCGATCATTTGAATATCACGTACTTCTTCGTTATCCACTGTATAAGATGTTCCGACTTCCGTGACAAAGCAATTGGTGTAACTCGTACGCACGCCATTCTGTTCTTCGACTGTAACACGTGCATCATCAACGTTATCCCAATCAGGCTCATCACTATCCAACGGCACAGCAACGGTCATCGAAAGAGTATATTCTCGGATCCCTTTTGCATAACCTTTGACACGCTGCTTACGATTAATGGTTTTGACAGCTTTACGACCAGTCGATACCTTAACATCCAGTTTTGTGAGTTCAACTTCAACCCCATCTACTTCCACAAAACCAAGACTTGCATATTTCAACGCCATACATATCCCCCTATAAAATCAAATCAATACGGTTTGCGACAACATGTAATCCATTAACAACATCAGCAGGAATCTGCGTGTCCAAACGATTTACATCAATACTATTGCGCTGCACAATTAATTTAGCTTTATTCGCTTTCACATTTTCAAGGATTTCTTCATCATCCAGTTTTAAAAGCACATCTAAAATTTCTGACTTCACTTTTTCAGGTGTGCGATTTGAAAGTTTTGAGCGTGGAAAACGTAATGCGATACGTTGCTCAATGGCTTTCCGGGTGTAATCTAACGTGCGAATTGTGGTTAAATCCAATAAAGACGGATCATCCGTATTCGTCGCGGACTTCGTATATGTAGAAATTGCGCGTAAAATTTGAACCTTACTATTTACAATCTTCAAAGGCGTTAACCCATGAAATAACGCTTGATTTAATTCGCCGAACAATGGCATCTGCGTGACATCTACTAATGTTAATCCTTTGATTTCAAGAGTATTAAGTGGACGCGCAGGATCTTCTTCGCTGGCAATAACCGCACCGTAACCTGCTGCAATGATTGCAGCATTATCACTTGCGCCTTTATACCAAGCACAAGTTAAACGTCCATCATTAAGCTGTTCAGCGAAGTCTGAACCGCTAGACATTGTGCCAGTCCAAGCCAGTACACCAATAGCAGGTTTCTTTTCAATTGGACTTGAAACACTTTCTAAGTGCGCTGATAAGGCTTTAGCGTTTGCGATATCAGTGAATGGTGAAATAATAATATGATAATGTTCACCTGCCACACTCGTTAACGCATCGGCAATTTCCGCATTTTCTTGGCCACCTGATAGTGCGGTTAAATTAATACTTAAACCTGATGCGGTATTACGATAACCAAGGCTAATCCCATTACCAATTTCACCTTTGCATTTTGCGGTGAGATTAATGGTACTACCAGATAATTCCGCAACAACCGTTGAATCACGTGTGCCATTAATTAATGCTGCCATACGTGATGCACAACTTGCTGAACCTTCACCATTGGTGACACTAATTTTAAAATCTTCATTAGCAATTGAGACTGTTAACACGCCAGCAGAGCTCGCCGTGCCATCAATCACTACGGAACCTGTTGCAGCGACACCAGATTCATGATCTGCCAGTCCTACAACTGTCAAACGGATTAAACTGTTATTACGGATAGCTTGACGAGTCATTAAATGCGCCCAAGACCCATAACCAAAGGTTTCTGCTGCGTCGATATCAGAATATACGCGCAACGGTGCACTATATTTCTCAACGCCAGATTTAGTCATTGGGGCTAAAATTAGCACTTCTTGCTCATTGGTCGGTAAACTACTGACCGCGCCTTTGGTGTTATACTCCGTATAAACACCTGGATGACGAATACTAGTAGGGATCTTCTCAAACTCGATATTCATTCTTTTGCTCCTTTGATTTTATTTGATACTTCCACTTCCGAGACTTTAATCGTGCGTTTCACGCTTTTTTCATTAACTTTTATCAAATCCCCATCTAACAATAAACGGCGGTAATACAATGTATTTGGCACATCTACCACGTTTTGGTCAATAAACTGACGAGCTGAATGTTCAAAAGGGACTTTCAAGCCGATTCTTGCTTTGACTTTCATTTAAGTTTGCTCCTGTGTCTCCACGGTATAAGGTACACTTGCACCAGTAGTTGGATCGTAAATATTACCCAGCACCTGTTCTAAATACGGATAAGGCTCAGATAATTCGCCTTTATATTGATTAAAGATATAATCAGGACTTGAGCGATCTTGTGTAACTTCAGGGAAACGTCCATCTTCAAGTGGAGATAAATCATCAAAGATGACATCATATTCCACCGAATACGCGGTTAATCTCTGATTTTTTACTTGCTGATTATTAAACAAGGTTCGCACACGCACTGGTTCTAACGGCTGTACTATCTGTCCTAGCGTTTGGCTATCAAGCAAACGACGCACGGCTGTAATCAACTGATAAGCACCGATTTCACGACTATCCACACCGCCAGCACGTCCAGCAAGATTGCTACGTAAAGATTGCGTCACCACCATAATGGCAAAAGTTGCAGTGCTTTGATAACGAGATGCACGAACATTCATCCGTTTCACATTTGCACCACCATAGGTCACCATCACCAGTGGTAAGCGGTTAGTGCCGATACTGTCATCATTAAACTCACCACCATAACTTCTTACTGTTACTGCCAGTTTGCCTAAACCACGTCTTAGCCGCTCAACTAAAGCATTCTCAATTTTCGTAATCACGTGCGAAAATCCTGTTATTTCCGTTAAAAAACTGCACCGCACTGTCCGCGTTAGTCACATCAGTATTCATAGATTCATCTTCAATACCTAAAGAAATTTTTCCACTGGCTAAGGCTTCAAGTTCTTTAATACTCAGCTTATACCGTTCGATGATTTCATCCGTAATAGGTACATCCGACATACTGCACAAACGATAACGTGTTAAATCACAACAAATCCGTGTCAAGTTCTGTGGTACAGTCGCCAAAGGCAACTTATAACGCGCACTTAAGTAACCATCAATCTGCGAACTACTATCTGATAAACCAATCTCAAGTACGGCATAATTAATCTCACCTACATTATCGCGATCAGTTAATTGCAATGCCTGTAGTTCTCCAACACGAACGATAAAATCTTGTGCCTGTGCATACATCATTATTTATCCGTTAAATAAGTCACTTCGAGCCAGGGGTCATCCACGAGATCGAGCATTTTCCCGTCCGACAAAACATCAAGTGGAATTTCTACTACATCCGTTTTATTAAAACGAAAACCGGCACGACCATAGCTGTCATGTGGATGAATATCACGTAGTTTCACTGCCACGCCCGTTGCGACAAATTCATTTGGTTTCAATTCAGATGTTTCCACATCAGAAATATCTGTCTTCTCACTCGGTTTCTCATTTTCTAGGGTATCAGCCGTATCAAGAAGCTCTTGTTCTCTCATTTCGGTATGAGAGCTGTCTGAATTTCCCACCGAGTTTTGAAAATTGGTTTCAACCTTCTGGATTTGTTCAGCTTGCTCTTCTTTTCTTTTTCTGCCCATAATCATTCTCCATATAAGTCGGGGAGTACCCCGACTTCGTGTTGCTACTCAATGATTTGTGATGACACAACCACTTTTAAACGACCTTTTAAGATATTTGTTGTGCCGTTAATTACTTCACCTTCACAAATCTGACGTGCTTTGAATTCCAATGCCGGCGGCACTAAAATGACATTTGGACGAATATTCAATAATTTACTGCCATCACCTTTAAGCGATTGCATTTTGGCAATCACCGCCATAATGTTCTCTGCGGTCAACTCCGTTTGCTCAACACGATGCGCTAATTGCCAGAAACCAAAACCAGCCGCACCACGCGCACGCACACCCCATTCGTAGATGTCTTCATTGAAGACGGTATCCGATTTTGATGGGTCAAATTTGGTTTCGATTTCAGGGGCAGTACGCTCCTGCCAAATCAACGGTTTAATCGCATTCGTGGTATCAAAGATATAAAACGTTGGTGCAGCACTTGTAGTGCCGGTTGTAATATTGCTTTGCTCTGTTGATGAGCCTGTACCATCTACGTTTTCATAAACAGGATGGTCAGTGTCAAAGTAGTTTTGACCGTCATAACATAATGTTGCTTTACCTTCTTTGAGTAAGCCAAACACTAAATCATCAGGCAATTCAGCGGCAGATTGTGCCGCTTGTTGCACCATTGGGCGGAATAATCCAACTTGGTCATCTTCAATATCCGTGCGCGGAATTCCAACCGTGGCTTCGTATAATTTATTTTCAATGCTGGTGCCTTGGGCTTGCATTGCTTTGCGCTGACGTTTGCCTACCCATTCAATCAATTTCGGGAATTGACTTAAAAAGCCGTAAGTGTTCACTTTAGTATTCGATGACACTTTCATAGCGATTAAATCCCATTGAGGTTTAATTAATGCTAACCCCGCAAGAAAATCTTTCTTAAATTGCATTTCAATCGCTTTTAACACTTCTGATTTCTTAAAGCTCATTATTTTTGCTCCTTATGTTCTTTAATAAATTCCGCTTCCGTCATGCCTAAAGCACGCGCCGCCGCTTGTTCTGCTGCGCTTAACGCCACAACATTAAGGTTCGGGTTATCTTTCGCTTGCGCTTGACCACTTAATGCAGCAATAGCTGGAGCCTTGTCTAAATACGCACTTAATGCTTCCACGCTTAAACTTTCTGCCCATTCTTTTAGTGCAGGAGATAACTTGCCGTTGCTTAATGCGGCAGTAATTAACGCACCTTTTTTATCTGCATCACGTTCTGCTTTGATTGCATTTAAATCTGCTTGTAATACTACAACCTGTTCAACAGGCACATATTTAGCCGGATCCACTTTGCCAGCTTGAGAACTTAATGCCGCGATATTGCTATCTTTCGCTTTAAGTTCCTTGTAAACTTGCGACAAGGCAACTTCAGATGTACCTTTGCTTTCTGCTAAGGCAAGCACATCCGCTTTAATTTCTTGCTCAGTGGCATCTTTTTTACCCATAAGCGCACATAAAGCCGCTAACAGCTCTTTATCCATGGTTTGATTTCCTTCTGTTAAATCGAAGTGAGAACTTGCGGCAACAATGGCATCATCCATTCCATCTAAAGCCGGAACGTTTGTGAGTGCCGCATGGAAAATTTTGCGCACATAACCATCTCGGTCGTAGGCGAAGACTGCGGATATATAACGATATTCACCATTCTTAATATATTCTGCCGCTCTGTCTGTCCAACGCACGTCTGCAAAAATGCCTTGCGGGGTAAAGTACAAATACTCCATCCACCCTGCACTTGGAGCTTCTTTGCCATTGGTTTTGCTATGCAAAATCTGATGTTCATAGTCAATCGGCAATGGATTACGCTGACTATTCGCCAACGCCACAATATCCGCCCCATTGCTATCGGCAACAATCCAAGCTGCCACATCAGTCGGTCGTCCGTCAGTGGCACGAAACTCCCCATAAGGCAAAAGCTGAATAGTCCCAGTTTTCGCTTGAGAAATTTCAAAGCCAGCAACGGCTAATTTGAGTTTATTCATTACATAACCAATCCTTTTCGTTAAAAAATCAGTAATTAGGATGGCAGAATATCGAATTGAGAAGAATGAAAAGAGAAGAGTGCATTCAGCACTGAGAATAATATTTAAAAAAGACGGCATTAACCTTAAAAATAAAATAAAGGGTTGCGCCAAATAACGCAACCCGTTTTAAAACCTTTTTAAATCGTTTTAAATCGTTTTAAAAAATTTCATTCGATAAATCACACATCATCTTGAAATAATCGCATAACGCGCGATTTATGGGCTATTTTACCAATCCTTTGAAATAATCTTGAATATCATCAATTAAGTCTAATTCATCTTGTTCAGTCAATTGTAAAAATGGGCGTGCAGGAATTGTGACACTTAACCCACGTCCAGCTTTACCACCAAATTGATGAATAGCCGCATAGATAACATTCGTCCCGACCAGTGCACTGTCATTATTATAAAAACTCGTGATACTACTCATTAAGTTTTCAGTATCAACAAGTGGCGTACCCTGACGGTGTTCTATCCCTTTCCATTTAGGACGACCGCCAGATTCAAAGTTTTGTAAAACAGCAGACTCCATCGTTCCTGCCAACGAACGCATAAGCGGGGCGCGATTTGCTGTTTTTTCAGCAACTTTATTAAGCAATGCAACGACTTTATCGGCATTGTTGATTTCTATTTCAATCAAGTGTATAGTCCTTATGAAAATAACGCGGTTATCAGAAAAGCGATGAATCTCCCAGATCGCAAGCGATGAGATGTAATAGACTCGGGACTGTGTGCAGGTGTGGGGAGCCCTGCCTGATGACCGCTTATTTATTTAATAGCTTTTCAAGTTCTTTATTTCTCATTTTTCGGAATGACAAAATAAAGAGTTCATTCTCCAACACTTTCAAAACTAGCATTTTTCCTTTTTTTATAAACATATACCGATCATGAAAGTCCTTTGCAGGCAATAAATAATCGGGCGTATTAATCATATCAGGTAAATCACTATATTCATTGGCATTAAAATCTTGCCCTTCACGACTATTAAACTGCTTAATTAATGTATCATCGGATAGCCACACTGTAGATGTTTTAGCATTTATTTTGGTTTTGCTTTCTTTTGATAAAACCCCAGCAGCAAATTTAAAGTTAAAGCTCAACTTATTGCGGATATTAACTACTTGCTCCGTAGTTAATTTGCCGTTTAATTGATTGACATCTTTAATACTTTCAATTTCTTTTTTCAACCGTTTAAAATTATGTAAAAACTCCCCACCTATCATCTCCACTTTTGCAAATTGATGTGCCAGTTTTTCTGGGTACAAATCAAGATTTGGACGATAACTTAACCGCCCAATGTTGTAATCAAATCCCTTGTCGGTAGTGCGGATTGAACCGTCGGGTAGTTTAAAGCCTACTGTTTTTTCCACGTTGCCTTGTTTATCTGCAGGACGGTCAATCTCTACAAGGTTTTGACTGCTGTCATCGGGTTTATCTATGCCTTTGCGCTTTAAATCACGGTCCGCAAGAGCGATCACTGTGCAACGGCAATTAAACCCGTTTGGAGGATAAAAGGTTGCCCAAAATGGATCATCATAGCGGTAAATTCGCCCATGTAGTGCCATGTGCGCAGGACGAGTGCGATTATCGCCTACCGCAGAGTATTGCCAATAAGGGCGGTTATCCACGTTATCCATCAAGCGTTGATAACGTCCGGCGGAGTAAGCAGCTTGTGTATTCACTCGAAAAATGGTATTCAAGCGGCGGGGAGTGCCGAAATATTCCCCGGTTTTCGGGTCGGCGAGCTGTTTGCCGTCAATGCCGCGGCTAACTTTTTTATCATGCGCAAAGACCCAGCCTTTTCGCTCAAACTCCGCCATGATATCCTTTTTCCATTGGGAAAAAGATATGCCATTTTTTACCGCACTTTCGAGACTGGCGTAAATATCTTTTGTCATTTCCAGGCTATCTAAACGCGCGATGGTGGTTGCTCGAGCCAGTGCGCTGTCGTAGAGCTCTTTTTTAAATACCTTGGAGGCAAGCAGTTTTTTCTGATGTAAGAAATCTACCGCCTCTTTGGGCTCAAGCCCGATTAAAAACTTAGGTGCACTAAGCATGGTTTGCTCCTAATAAATCCGCAATAAAGAGTGCATTAGCAAGATAGGCTTGATGTTGCTCACTTTGTAATTGCGGATAAATCTCGGCGAGTTTATCGCTTGCCTCATCATAGCTTTCGCAAGCCATTAATGCCGCTACGGCGGTTTGTACAATAGGATCTAACTGCTTATTAAAATCCACATTCGCAAAGGCATCATTGAGTGCATTATCCAACGCATCTTGAGGATCGTTGCTGTCAGGATTGGCAGTGAGTGCTGCAGACTGGCAACCACAAGGGCAACCTTTGCCGTGATGTAGTCCAGAAAGTGCGGTGGATTTTAATGCCGTTTTATCATCGGTTTGAACGTTGTTTAAAACCGTTTTTAAAATCGGTTCATCGTCCTGCGCTTCAGGAATGCCTAATTTTTCTAACGCCCAACTAACAGGAATAGGCAATCCACAGCCCACCAGTTTTGGCAACGCATCGGCGAATTGGGTTAAATCCGCAGGTTCTTTTGTATCAAACTCAAAGTGCGGAATGCGGCTTGGATCGATATTCGGATCATAGTTAATTTGACAATATGCCAAAATAATTTGCTGGGTTAGTGTCTGCGCAATTTGCTTTGCGTCACTCACCAATAAATCGCGTCGCACTTCGTTGTGCACTTGTCCGAGCGCATTGGTTGAGCTTTTGCCATCTGCGCCACTGGTGAGTGTTTGTCCTAAAATCATGCGCGCAATGGATTTCTCGCACCAATCTACCATTTGTAAAAATGGATTAGATTGCCCTGTGCTATTGTTTGCCGCATTGTGCAATTCCACTTTCATGCTTTCAGGCATAATACCTGCCGCGTTATGCCCAATTTGCGCCAAAGCGCGTAAAAGCGTACGCTTTTCATCAGGGGTAGCACCTGCGCCGTATTTACCGATACGGATTGGCATGCCATAAAGCTCTAAAAACTCGGCAAAATCGTGCACCGAATAGTGCTTAAACATGTACAGCCATACGAGCGTGCGATATAAGCCTTCACGGGCTAATTGCACCGAGCGCGATTTATGGGTATGTACCACCCAACCAAAGGCTCGCAACGGCTCACCAGTGGGGTTATCAGGGGTTTTAAGCAATAAATTATCGTCTTTATCAAGTCTAAACCATGATTGTGGAATATGCTTAAAACGTGCGGGCAACTGTTTGCCGTCTTTCTGCGTCCACGCAATTTCCAGCGCGGAAAAACCGTGTCCCACCGCGTCCATGCAGTCAATCAGCAAGTTGTCTGTGTAGCCAATTTGATTAAACAACGCGTCCACATCTTCAGTGATTTGCTCTTCTTGTGGCGTGGCGTCTTTAGGCGCTTTAATTGACCAATCCAGCGTTAAAATCGCGCGTTTACGCGTAGCGATATTGGCGCCGATATCACCATCTTGCTCTTCAATATCCATATAAAGCTCGTGCTGTGCGGTAATATCGCCATTTTCCGCATCTTCCATCAAGGATTTCAATTTGGCAGGCGTAATCTTATGGCTAGGGTGATCTGAAATAATTCGCCCTGCGTCTGTCACCTGCGCTTCTTCGGTTTGCGTAGGCTCAAACATCGCCTTAATTTTATTTTTGATAGTGTCGTAAAATTTCGCCATGTTTAATGCTTCCATTTGCTTTCGTAATCGTCAAAATCATCGTCATAACCGCCAGTCTCATTGTCCAATGCTTGCCACTCAATCGGTGCGGATGAGCTCACTGCATTGCGCCAGAGCATTTCCAACGCATCAGGACCGTCATCATGATCCGCTTTCGGAAAATGTCTAAGTTGTGTTTCGAGAGTAGATTGTGACCGATGTAATAAAATCAGTCCGTTTGCGATGTGCGGTTGCAGGCTTTCAATACGTAACATTTTGTCGCTATTGGGTTTGGTTGCCGTAGCCGGCACCGGCTTGCCACGCGCGGCAGAGCGTTTAATCAGTTCCGTTTGTAAAAATTCTTGGAATTGCACCGTCTCCACAAACCAGCGGTGACAGTTATATTGCGTGTGCAAGCGGATCACATCTTCGATGATTAAATCAGGTACGCGTTTTTTAATCTGGGCTTCAACCACGTATAATTTGCCAGTGGCACGGTGATAACCGCCCACTAAAATGGCGCTTGGGTCACGGCTTGCTCCCGCTTTGCCCATTGATGGGTCAAGCGCACCAAAGTAAATCAAGTCGTTCGGTAGTTCCGTCCAATACTGGATACTGTTAGCAAAAATGGCATCATCACCTGAAATCGGATCATTTTGATACTCGGAATCAAATGCCGAATGTCCATCAGACGCGCGGATTTTCATCAGATACAAGATAGGACGGGCGAGCCAAGAGACAACCGCGCCTTTGTCCATTTCCGCTTTGTGTTGCTGATAGAATAGGTCGGAGAGTGTATCATCATCGCCGTCTTCAGATAAAAAGATGTTCTCCCATTCGTCCCACAGCGCCATGTTGTCAGGCATGCGTAAAATGGCTTTAAACCGCACGCGTTTCCAGCCTTTGGTGCTTAAAATACGGTTGAGCACGCTGTCATAATGCAAGATAGTACCCACATAAATCACATCAAACTTTTCACCTGCCGCGCCAAGTTTTAGCACGGCTTTCAAAATCCAGTCATGCAACTTATTGCGCTGTTCCGGTGTTTGCACGGATTCATCGTTTTCAATATCATCGAGCACCACTAAATCAGGACGATACGCCCCATGACGTCGACCACGCAATTTTTGTCCTGCACCGACAGCTTCCACTTTCTGATTTTTGCTGGTTAAAATCGCCCCGGCGCGCCATACTTTACCCGGAGTTAATTCTGGAAAATCAATCGCCAAGCGCGGGTTAGATTCGATTTCAACCTTAATTGCTTCCAGCATGCCGTAGGCTTGTTCTTTGGTATCCATCGCGATGATGATGTACTTTTTCAGATCGCACACCATATTCCACAAAGGGAATAATTGGGTACAGATAGTAGATTTAGCTTCACCACGGGGCGCGGCAATGGCTTGCCGAACGGATTTAGTTTTATCCGAAACGGATTGCGGCAACTGCTCAAACAGGTATTCGTGTAGTTGGGATTTATGCTCGCTCCGCACATAATGCGGGAAATACGATTGCACAAAAAACTCAAAACCATCGGGGTTGAGCACTTTGTTACGTCTTTCCACAATCGCTTGCGGGCTGTCATCCCAGCCTTCGAAATTGGCTTCGATATTGCGCTGTAAATCCGCGCGCAAGCGTTCCAGTTCGAGCTCAAATTCTTTTTTGTTCATCCGTTTTTAATCCAACACTAACGCTAAAAAAATAAACCAGCCCCCAAACCTTTGCAATCATTGATAGCAAGAGCAAAGCAAGTAGTAAGTAAATCACAGCCATTATTTAAACTCCTTTTGGATTTGCACTTCCAATTCATCAAGCATTTCTAAAAATTCAGGCAATAAGTGCGGTTTTTTGGTTTTAACCAAATTCGCCATCATTTCAATCACGCGCAGTGCAGTGGCAATCGCACTGGTTTCTGGTAACAGTTTTTTACTGGATGCAGTCATTTTGGCAAAACTGTCAGCAAGAGCACTTAAGGCTTCCACTTTCTCTGCCGTGCTTAAATCTTGGTTTTCTTCAAGTTCCGTCATTAAAGTGCGGTATTTAATTAGAAAACCGGCTAGTAACCCTTGCGCAATGTTTTCGATTCCGCCGCTTGCCATCACTTGAACATCGCGAGCCTTTTCCCAGTTGTCGCCGTCTTTTTCCGCGGCGGTTTTCCAACGTCGCGCCGTGCCGAATGAGACTCCTGCTTTTTCTGCAGCTTGTTCTAGGCTTAAACGGTCAAAGACATAATAACGGCGCACAAACGCACGTGTTTTTTCATCGTGTGCCATTTATCCCCCGAATTTTAAGCGGATAAACTCAATACCGATGGCAACCAGACCACCACCGACACCACCGGCTAAAATGGCTTGATTGCGTGTTTTCTGGCGCATATCATCTAAATCCATTTGCAAAGCTTTGACTTGCTGTTGCAGTAAGACAATATCTGTGTTTTGTTGATCCACTTTGTCATTAATGCGCTCGGTCAAACTTAAAATTAAGTCCACCTTTTCATTAATTGATTTTTTCCCTGTGCGTCTTGTCATTTGTCTGCCTTTTTATCGAGTTTAGTATCAATTTTCTCTAATTTATCCATAATTTGATTCAGTTGCGTTTCCAGTGAGCGCGTCACCTGACCTGCCATTTCTTTGGTTTGGTATTTTTCTTCCACGGTTTTAATATTGTCAGAAAGCGTTTTAAAATCCGCCTCCAATCGCTTAAACCAAAGCCCGATAAAAAATGTGGCAATCCCCACTAAAAAGTTAAAAATCATCATGCCGCTAATTTGCACTTCCATTTTTCGGCTCCTTGCAAATTGTGCGATAAGTGTCGTTATGCACTTTGATTTGACGCAGCGTTTCTGTGGTATCTTGGCGACTGGCTTTTATTACGTTAAACCCCGTACAGGCGGTGTTAGTCACGTAGGTCGTTGGATTGCTGCAAGCTATCAATAAGCTCATTGCGGTTACGAGTAATAGTGCTTTCTTCATTTTTCTTTCTCACTTCTGCATTTTTTACTTGGGTTTCTGCAGTGTCTTTTTGTGCTTTTAACGCCGCATTGGTCTTTAGAATCTTTTCGATTTCATTGTTTGCTTGTTTTAACTTAAAGGCGCCGTAGCAAACGACAATAAACACAACGCTCGATGCGATAAAAATCCAGCTCATTTCTCACTCTCCTTAGCTGCTTTATATGCAGACACCGCGCCTTTCGTTGCCACCAAACCGCCACCGAATCCTGCTAAATACAAGAATAAATCAGGTACATAACCGCGGTCTAAGTAAACGCTATAAATCAACGTGCCTGCCAGAGTTAAAAAGGTTAAGAATTGCACGGTTGTTGTGGTAGATAAACGCCCATCCGCATTGGTTACAAGTTCTTTTAGTGCCATTTATGCCCCCAATTTCAAATATAACGCCATAGCAGGGGTTAATTTCCCTTGCTTGCAATATGACCACGCATTTTTGCTCATAAAGTGCGGTCGGTTTTGATGCACTTTTTGTTTAGGTTTGAACCAATTAAAAATACGTTTAAAAACACCTACAAATTTCATTAAATCCCCCTTTAATCATTATCTTTTGCGCCATAACGTAAATTTTCTGCAATACGATTCACCCAACCTTTGCCATAGGTCGAAAAACGGCTTAATTTGGTATAAAACAACAATCGTTCCGCATTAAATCGCATTAAGACATCGTTTTCACTCATGGACTTAATCGCTGCAAGAGATAACGTACCAATCACGCCATCATCCGCCACACCAACCGCGCGCTGTAACATACGGCTGGCATTGCCCATGCCATGATTGATGCAGGCGTCAAAAAATTGAAACGCAATTGCCAACGGCATTTTTTCGCATTGATAACGTTCCCAAAAGGCTTTACGATAAATGGCTTTCGCTTGTTCACGCGTCATATCTCGCATTGCTCCGATATAACCATTTTCTAAAGCGGTACGATGAGTAATTCCCCAGTTAGTTTCGCCGCCCGGGTCACGCGGGTCATTCACATAACCGCCTTCATGCCCCATGCAACGGTCAAACACCTGATCAAAAGTTAAAATTTTTGACATAAAAAAAGCCCTTAATGATTTTTCATTAAGGGCAATTATGAAAAAAGAAGAGAACAAGAAAGAGCCAATGGCATTCAGCAGGTCATCTCACTTTAAAATAAGTAACCTTGCACCATAACATTATCCGCCTGCGTCACAATCTTCCAGCCAACACGATCACAAATCTCATACTTCGGACATAAACTCAGCATTGCCTGACGACCACTTTTTTTCTCTTTTTGTGTCAAATAGATATATTCTGCTCTGAAACGTAAATCACGCAAAGCACGTAATGCCACAACACATCGCGGGATATAAACTGTAGAAGATCAAACCTAATCTGACAGTCCCCGTTTAGAATTACCGTGTCTGTCAGATTAATTTGAGCTTAAATTCTTTTCTGCCCAAATCCCTTTTCCATCAAGTAATGTTGCCATCGGTGTTCTGCCACAGCACATTTTTCCTTGATGTGTTCGATGGTGATTATAATACATTAACCACTCATCTAAATCAGCTTGTAATGTCGCTAAATCCGTATATATTTTCTTCCTAAATGCGACTTGGTAAAATTCTTGTAAGATAGTCTTATGAAAACGTTCACAGATACCATTCGTCTGTGGATGCTTCACTTTCGTTTTAGTATGCTCTATGTCATTTATCGCTAAATAAAGCTCATAATCGTGATTTTCCACCTTGCCACAATATTCACTACCACGGTCGGTGAGAATACGCAACATCGGTAATCCTTGGGCTTCAAAGAACGGCAGGACTTTATCATTGAGCATATCTGCAGCGGCAATTGCGGTTTTCATTGTGTAGAGCTTTGCAAAAGCAACCTTACTATAAGTATCAACAAATGTTTGCTGATAAATGCGTCCAACACCTTTTAAATTACCTACATAAAAGGTATCTTGTGAACCTAAATAGCCCGGATGAGCGGTTTCAATTTCTCCACTCGATATATCATCCTCTTTCTTACGTTCCAAGGCTTGGACTTGACTTTCATTTAGAATAATGCCTTTCTCAGCTACTTCTTTCTCTAGTGCATTTAAACGCTGTTTAAAGTTAGCAAGATTATGACGTAGCCAAATGGAACGAACACCACCGGCTGAAACAAAAACACCTTGCTTGCGAAGTTCGTTACTCACTCGAACTTGTCCGTAAGCTGGAAAATCTAGGGCAAATTTTACAACAGCTTGCTCAATGTGCTCGTCTACTCGATTTTTGATATTCGGTGCCCGACGAGTTTGATTAAGTAATGCTTCAACACCACCTTGCTCTACGGCTTGTTGATAGCGATAGAATGTATCTCGGCTCATTCCCATCGCTTTACAAGCTTGAGAAATGTTTCCAAGTTCTTCTGCTAAATTGAGTAAACCGGTCTTGTGTTTAATGAGCGGATTGTTAGAATAAAACATGAGAGTTTCCTTTTTTGTTTAGATTTAATTTTAGACACTCATATTCTAAACGGGAAACTCTCATTTTTATAATGATTTGTCAGATCAAGTCTGATCTTCTACACATTAATTGATTTAACAATAGTCAGAGCGGTTTCCCAAGCTTGCTGATTTTCGGTCGGATGGATTGCTCGGCAATCAATCGCCTCATTGGAATAATCACTACTTTCTACCTGATCTGCATTTACAAATAAAATAACTCGTCTTAAGGCACAGGCTGAGATTGGATTTTTATCGTGTCCAAAAGAGCCAGACGTCATTGCATATGCCACATTACGCAAAGCTTGATAGTCACCAGTTAATGCTTGAGCGACTTCCTCCTTTGCTTTATCCGTCATGGCTATAGCAGGAAAAGCTATGGTACAAGCTAATAAGGTAAGTAATCTTTTTTTCATCTTTATTCTCTCATCTAGTGTGGAAACTATCTTAAGTTATACATCAAACAAACATTTAATAAAATAAAAAAGTGCGACATTTATCGCACTTTCTTTAATTTACACATGCCGGCGTTCATACACGGCTAACATCTGAATAATTTTCTTCAACTGCCACGGCTCTAACCAGTTCACAAATTCAATACCAAACGCCTTTTTCGCCATAGCATCGGCATACTTTTGTGGTTTTCCTTGATTGGTTAAAAGTGCGGTAATTTTTGCTAAATATTTTGCTTTATCTGCTCGTGGCGTTGGACGTTTTTCCTTAAATTTTGTGGATGTAAACACCACTCCTTGCTTTCTCATTGCCTGCAACACTTGCATCAACTCCGCATCTGACATTACTGCACAACTGTGTTTATCTACGGCATCTAATAAAAACACACGATATTGATTGTCCGTCATCTTTAATTGATTTTTTCCAATATGGATTTTTGTAATCATCTGCGAACGTGTTTGCGCTAACATAATTTAACTCCTTTACGTTGTTCTTCTTTCCATGTCAACCAAACTTGATATTGCGGAGTATCTTTCACGACATCTAATCTCCCCATATTGGCATAACGTTCAATATATTGAATATCACCAATGCGTTTTTCTTCCGCAAGGCGCACTTGCTGTTGCTCACCGTGTAACTCTTGTTTGCCTTGTTCATTACGCACGACGGCAAATTGTGGTTTTGCGCCGTCATACACTTTCTTCAAGTAATTATGGTTAATTAAAGCCACAATATTTTTACTTTCCCGGCGATTTTTCATCACACAGTTTACCGTTTCCACCAAAGCATGCGCTAATAGCGGGCTAGGGTTATACATCGCCAACACTTCATTCATCAATTTTAACGCTCGACTATTGGACAATGCAGCTTTATCCGGTCGGAATAGCCCAACATAGCTCACTAATGCACGTGCATTATCCCCCTTTAAGCGAGTAATCAGGCCTAACATCTCACGCCCCGCATCATCTTCCAACAGGGCATCTAAATGCAGATCGCTGTGGCAAATCGGGCAACGGCATAGTTTCATACTTTTAACTCCTTTTTAAACTGGATTTAAAACACATTATTCAGCCCACTTAAACATGGTTAAATGAGCTGTAAATGGGTTTTAATAGGGGATATCGTCATCGTAAGTTAATTCTTCTTCGTCTTCGATCTCTTCTATTAAATTTTCGAATGCCTTAAAAATAGCGCTACACATTCTTTCGTGTATATTCTCGCGAGCACATAAAAATCCTACTTGCTCATCGTTAAACAAACTGTAAAACCAGTCTAAATCGCTAAAAGTATGACCTTCAAAATCAACCCTTGACACCTTACCGCCAAATACTTCCGTGTTGGCGCTAATCGCTATATCATTTATTGTTCTTTCATCGTCAAAGATGACTTCTAAGACAATTTTGTATTGTTCCATCATTTACTCCTTAAGGGTTGCATCTGCAAGCGCTCAGTGCATTTAATCCATCCATTATTTTGTCATATAACCGCGGTGATAAGTGGGATACTTTGTTCTTAAAATTAGATAACAATTTGTTGTTAATTCAAAAATACTTCTTGGTAGAGCATTAATATGTAAGGTATTACAAGATGTTCTATTTTCATTCATGCCGAATGGTACTCCAATTGATCGCCAGTATTGCGCTGCATATATTGCTACTTCTTCAAGTAAATCCGAATTAATTACAAAGCTTGTCGATCTTATAAATTTACGCAAATCGCCTTTTACTATCATTCTTTGTATTCGTATTCTAAACTGGTTATAACTCAACCCGGAACCAGCAGCGAGCGAACTGATATTAAGACACGCAAAGTTGTCTGCTCGTTCTGCTGCATCGTTATCGCTATAAGTGCCAACTTCATCCCCCATATACTTAACCAGTGAATTTATTGCTATTTTGTTTAATGTTTCATCCCATATATACTCAAGGATATCTTCATTGCTAACTTTCATTATTTTCTCCCTAAAAATCAGCATACATGCGTAATTCGCCAACGCCAGCGGTTTCTTGATTTTTTGAGTATTTTTTCCATGTCTTAATCCAAATCATCAAGATCGATTTGCTCGTCGTCAAACATCCGGATATACTGGACGCTCACCTTTGTTATTTCCCACTCTTCTGACTGCTCTTGTCTTATTACAAGATAGACATAATCGTCCTCGTCATAGAGTTCCCAATCACTAGCTTTTGATTCTGCAATTTCACGCGCAACATAACCAATTAAGTTTTCTGCCGAGCTAAACAAATTCCATTGGGTTTCATCGTCCACCACTTCTAACACTTCTTTTTTTGATGGTTCGTCAAAAAAAACAACATATTCATAAAATTCCATATTTTTCTCCTTAATTCATCGCATTTTTCACGCTATTTTTAACCTTGCGAATGTCTTTTTCTGCGAAATTGAGTAATTTTTCTGTGTCTTCGAGCATGTCATTTAATAACGTGGTTTTTACATCGTCTAATAACTGCATAATATCGGCAATTTCTGCCACCATATCTTGTCGTTTTGTTAGCATCATAGCTACCTCCTACATTTCTTCGATTTCCACCACATCATCAATTTCCGTGATTTAGTGTGGGATTTGGTTGATATCAAACTGGTTTAAATCGCAGACACGTTCAGTGACATCTTCAATACTTTCGGCATCCACTTGGCATTCAACAAGACAGTACATTCGCACAATATATTTTTTCATTTTTCCCCCTAAAACGGTTTTCTTAATACACGTTCACAAAATGCAGCACGATGTTTGCACCATTCTTTATTACTTGGTGTTCTTGCATTCATCGCCGCTACTGCCCATTGTTCTTTTGCATCTTGTAATTCACCGGCTCGTTCACTTTTTGCTGCCTGCTCGCTGTAATACTTAAAGCGGTTAAATTTACCGTCATTTTTGCTCATAAGGTTCTCCTATTGGGTTTCAAAACACTTTATAAACGCCCCTTAAATCAGGCTTAAAGGGCATTGAAAAGGGTTTTAACCTAACCATTTCTCAATAAGTTTAACTATACATACACAACCTAAACCAAATAAAAACGGCAATAAAAATACGCCAGCAGCAAGGTAAAGAAATACTTCCATTGTTACACCCCCGCCAAATCTAAACTAATCGGGCGATATTGATCACTATCACCAATACGTTCATAAATACGTACATAACTTTTCGAACCGACCACCTGAACGCTTTCACTAATCGCTTGCATAGCGTTCAACCAGCGCTTATCGCTAATTTCCACACGACGCAAACCTAAAATTCTCGCTGTATTTAAGTTTCCTTCTTTATCCACATTAAAAGCACGTTCGACCAAGATTTTCAGTTCAGGACGACTGCCTTGCGACCAATCTTCTAAACATTCATCAATCAAGGCTTTCGCTGCTTGAATGCGTTCATCAAACTGAATATGCTCGCTATTGGCGCGTTGAATTTTATATTTACCGTCAAAACTAAATAACGTCACATTGCCTTTATTACCGCCGATTTTTGCGTGATATTTTTCTGCTGAAAGCTCAATAAAAGCTTCAATATCGCTAAAAATACCGCCTTTAAATTGGCTCATTTCATCGCTTAGCGATTTCGCTTTTTCCACCCACTCCAACACCAACTCATCACGTGCCTTATCAATCTCTTTCACATTTTCATCAGGTGTTAATACACCTTTCGCATCTTGCCAATAGGTTTTATCCCCGACTTGAACCTTGCTCATCACCGACTCCTTTTTCTTTGCCTAATTTCACAACGACTAAGCGTTGTCCTTTTTCATGTGCTCTTTTGCCTAAAGCTAAATTACGCACTGTTTTTACTTTCAAACCTAAAAATTTCGCTATTTCTTCCGCCGTGCCGTCAGTCAAATTCTGCTCGCCACGGTAAACTGCATAGATCTGACGACTTCGCATAAACACTCCTTAATGAACTCTTTTTTCCTTAATACGATTGGTTTCCCAAATCACCTTAATACCTTCCGCCATCATCTGCATTTTGCGGTAACGCCCGCCGTCATTAATTCCACAACCAAATTCAATAGCTCGACCATTCTTTTCCAACAGTTCGCACACACAGCTATCTCTCACTAAAATACGTGGCTTAATATGGTTAAATTGAATTTCTTTCACTTCCAAGCCGATATAATTAATTGCAATAATCGCCTTATTAACCTGCTCAAGGTATTTATATGCCAAGTGATTCACTTTACTTAACGGCTTACAAACTTGTTTTTGTCTTTTCATAAAATCCACCTAACTGATTAACATTCCGGCATAACTATTAATTAACTTTTCATCAATAGGGCGGTTATGCATTTCCGCCACACGAATAACACCGCGCATTAACTTATTTAATCGTCTTGCATTGCCATGGCTTGCTTTAAAAAGTGCGGTGTTAAATTCCGCTGTCCCTAAGCCTTTTTCTGCCAACAACGCCACATCTTCTTCGCTTAAGGCATTACCTAAATCACAGGCGATTCCAACTCGGCTATAAAGTTGAGCAAGCTCGCCATATTTCCCTTTCAAATTCACAATCAAACGTGGCATACCTGCCAACACTACGCCGCAACCGGTTAAATCGTGAATTCGGCGGATATATTCCAAACTTTTCGTACTTAATAACTCAGCTTCATCCACAATAATCAATCGTCCATTTGATAATTTCGATGTAATGCGCGTGAACAATTCATGATTTAACCCGGTATCATTCAAGCCTAACTGTTGGCATAAAGTTTTTAATAAGATTTTAGGACTACAACTTGGCTCAACTTCCACAAAAAGCGTTTCAGGATTAAGCGCTACGTAACGTTTTAATGCCTTAGTTTTTCCTAACCCAGCTGCGCCTGTTACCACAGAAATCTCACCTTCAACGTGCGCAATATGCACCGCATCTAAACAGCGCTCCGCGGCATAAGTGCTAACAAATTCGTTATTAAAACGGCGTTCTACCACCTTATCTTTCGCACGCCCAATCAACCGCTCAACCGCAAGATCGACGTCTGCAACAGCACCTTTATAAGTGCCTTTTAAATACTGATTCACGACGGCTGTTGACTTGCCAATTGCATTTGCCACTTGAGTTTGCGTCATTCCATTGGCTTGCATGTAATGTTGTAATTGCTCTCTCATTGATTAACCTACCTTTTTCTGATAACGTTTTAATTCACTTGGTAACATCGGGATTTCGTCCATATCGTCCCAGTTTTGGTGCTTAGTCTTAACCCTTAAGCCGTGCAGTAATTCCGCCGATTCGTTATGTGTAATATTGATGACCGGGTTCAATTCCGCATTAATCTCATCCACTTGTTCTTGTTTAAGTTTGAGACGTCGTTGATAACGATCTTCACGCGTTTTTTCGATGAACGGTTTAGGAAATGCATCGCGTTTATTGCCGTTCCAAATACCATCACAAAGATACGATCCGTCCAGTTTTCGGATAATGACTTTTTCCGCGTCGTGAATATCAAAACTCACTACAACATCTTCGCCATCCACATTAATCAATGCCTGATTGAAATAATCGTTCTTGAACAATTTCACCCAACCACGCTGCGCCTTGCGGATAACTTGTGGTCTGAACATATCTCGTGCTTCAACCGGTGTAACATAAAGCACATCGACACCTTTTAATAATTGCGCACGTTTACGCGCTGGCGTGGTGCCAATTTCGCGGTGAATGTGTTCTTCGTTATACCAACGCACACCTTCTTCCACCGCATCGATAAACTGTTTCCAGCTGGGCAATTTACCTTGCGCCCATTTTTGTTTATCGGTGAGTTCCGTGCGTTTTTGCCGTATCGCTTTTTCAAGGCTTATCACTGCCGTGCTGGTTTTTCTCACGGTTTCTCGGTCTGCACCGCCACCGTGATAGGTGTCAAACTGGCGTGCGATACGTAACAACAATGTTTTGTTCACGCGCTCAATAATCCCACGTCCTTGCGGATTTCCGGGAATCCCTGTTTGGTGGTTGATTCCCAAACGTGGCAACATCCCTGTAATATCACCGTCTAACATCCAGTTTTTCTCACCACCCCCATTATCGGAGTAGTAAATAGCGGGGATGCCGTGGCGTTCTACGCCGTGGCGGATGGCGTCTGCGACGGCGAGACAGTTTTCCGCAAGGCTGACCGACCAACCCACAATAAAACGGCTTGCCGCGTCCATCACTAAAGTGACTTCAGGAATAAACGGTCTACCGTGGTCTGGGTGTGCCACTTTCATTTTCATTGAGTGACCGTCTCCCACCCATACATCATTGGCTTTTAACACGCTCCAATCGCGTTTTACATACGTATTCATAGCTCTTAACTCTGCTCCTGTTTTGCGTCCAATTTCTTTAATTAACCGAGGTAGTTTTTCTAATCCCCGTCGCACCGTGCTTAGGCTTGGCAGTTGTGCCAGTCTTAGCGGTTGATCTGCAAAGGCGACTTGCCAGCGAGCGGCAAATTCATTGTAGGCTTCCGCAATGTTCACGCCGTTGGTGTTGCGATACACCGCTAAAAACTCCGGCAACCACTGCAGTTCTTCCGCTTTTTTCGCTTGGCGTTGGCTTGGGGCTAGGGCTTTTAAACGGTCTTCGGCATTGTCGGCTTTGTGATAATCAATCACCCACTGATTAAGTGTTCTAACCGATAACACACGTCCACAACCGTTACCATTTTTAGCGTTAGCAGTTTTCACTAAATTCATTAAATCTGCCGATAATTGACCGCACTTTGCGGATTCACAAAGATAAGTCACTGCTTTAATCCGGCTCATACTTTGTTCCAACTGGCTAACAGCTGCCACTAACGCCATTCTGGCATCTGCTATTTGACGCTGTTTATTTGTTAAAGAACTTAGGTCAACATCTCGCACAACAGGCAAGCTTGGCTTTTTATTCACCACCACCACCGCAAACCGTTGACGAATTTCATCTTGCACCTCGACAGGGAGGGAAGTTAATGCATATTCAAAACCGCCACCTTTGCCAACTCTTTTTTGACTAATCCAACCTTGTTTTTTAGCTTGATAAATAATTCCTTGCACCGAATTCGGTAAATGGGTTAAACTTAAAAGTAATAACTCTTTAGCTGAATAGTGTGTTTTTAAGTTGTTTTCTCTCATAAAAACCTCTTTAAACTATCTTTCAGCAAATTTTTTGTTATTACGGTGTGCGAAACGCTCCGCCCAGATTTCTTCGGCTGGAATACCTATTGCATTCGCAATAATTCGCTCACCTTTAAGCCATGGTCGGTCTAGAGCGTTTTTAAGCGTGCTTCCTTGACTATATCCATGCTTTAAAGAGAGTTGTCTAAGCGACCACCCTTTTTTATGTAATGCAGCAATAATGTCGGCTCTATGCCAATCTACTGCTGTTTTTTTAGTGTCGTTTAATGTACTCAT